GCGGTGTGGGTTGAAAAAATATATTTTCAAACAAAAAAGAGCCGTAAGGCTCTTTTTTTGTTTGAAGTAATTATTTCACGAAGCTAAGAACAACTTCCCACTCGGAAAGAGCAGCTGTCGTGTCGAGATATTCAATGGGGAGTCTTTTGATCTCTCCGTTCGAATACACATATCTGTATTTTCTGGTATCTACGATGCCTTCGTGTTTGACTTTTTCTAAAAACTCTTTCTTCATTTTGTTTTCCTCCTTATCGGGTGTTTCCTGTTCCTTATGTTGATATAGTAACATATATAAGCATATATATCAATTGGGAAAATTAACAAATATATACGCATATATTTGTTTAAAATGTATATAGGCATATATACACACATGTGATATAGTATAAATATAACCAGAGGAAAAATAAATGGGGAAGAAAGTGGACGCAACAGGAAAAAAATGAATAAGGAGAAATGAGATGGGAGCAAAATACACAGAAGGACAGGCAAGAGCGATCGAAAAGTACATGCAGGATAAACAGGTTATAAGAATAACCGTTCCGAAAGAAAAAGCAAGGGAGATAAAGAAGGCTGCAGAAGCAGACGGAAAAAGCGTAAGTAGGTTTATAATGGAGCTGATTGACCAGAAAATGGAAGCAAATAACAAGGAGGAATAAAAAAATGAGAACGATCGGGAAGGCTTACAGATGTTATCCGGAAAAGGGAGGAATAAAAGTGTGTTTGAACCCGCATACATGGAGATGCGATCCGGACGAGACGAAAATAGTGCTTCTGGAGGGCGCAGAAATAGTGGAGCTGGCAAGCGGAATGAAGGCAATAGAGTATAAAAAAATGATATTTACAGATGGCGAAATATACACCGATGGAAACAAAATAATTATTTACCTGTACAAAAGCGGGGATGTGCCCGGAAATCCGACAGGAAAACCCGTCCAAGTTGCAGAAGAAGTATTTGGGTAAAAGCGAAAGATAATTCGAAAAAGGTTGGGGAAAACCCGACCTTTTGTTTTTGCGAGAAAACCAAGATATAAACAGTATGATAAAACGTAAAAAATATAAACGGTTTAACGGAAAAATTTTGAAACTTTAGAAAAAACTTTAGAAAAAATCATATCGAAACAAAATAAGCGGCTTCCGAATCCTCGGAAACCCCTGATAAATACGGCATCCGCATAACGGTTTTACGGATTTTTATATAATAGATTGCCGTTTTGCAAGAATGAAACTTTGGAAAAACTTTGGAAGAAAAAACGATCAAACGGACTTTAAAACGGTATCCGAGTAGCCGGAAATAACAGCGGAATTTGTCTCCTGGACAACCTGTGCGTAACACTCCAGCATGACGCGGGGGCTGTTGCCCATGATTGCGGCCACGTCCCTGACCTTTGCTGGCTCGGATCCGGTTAAGATATTTGTGGCAAAAGAGTGCCGCTGATTATACAGCGGGATCTCCGGAAGCGGATCCTCTGGGAAGGCATCGTTATAGGATGCAAGCAGCCGCCGGAAGCCTTTAGAGTACGGGAGTGATTTACACAGTATACGTAGCTGATGTATGGACACGCGCGCAGGCAGAGGTCATCCAGCAGCAGTTTGCGGCGATGGGAATAAATGGGATTGTCCATAAGGTTAAGATGTTGGAGTGAAGAAAAAACCAGAATAAAAGCAAAAAGCCGAGAGGACATTCAAAGTCCTCCCGGCTTTTTGCTTTTACGGTCTGAAAGGGGTAACCCCTCCGAAATACCCGCTTTTTAACGTCCTTACGACAATTTATTAAATACATCTACTGCCACTTGCTGCATACCAGGAATTAAATGGCTATAAGTATCCATAGTTGTGCTAATTTTTGCATGTCCAAGTCTTTCTTGAACTATTTTGGGATGTACATTCGCTGCTAGCAAGATGGAAGCATGGGTATGTCTTAACGAATGAAAACTATGATAGGTTACATTTGCCGCCTTACACATCCTTTTAAATGTCTGATAAACTGATTGCCTACTAAGCATAGTTCCATCATTTTTACAAAATATAAATTCCCCATTATGTTTCATTGCTTTAAACATCTCCATAGTAATGTTATCTAAGTCAATTCTCCTTCGTGAATATTTGGTCTTTGGCTCACAAATTTCCGCATGTCCGTTTGAATAGCTAGATAATGTTCTTTTAACTGTCAAAAAATTTTGTTCAAAATTTATATCCTCCCATTTCAAAGCAAGTATTTCTCCGATTCTCATTCCTGTTCTATAAGCAAGATTAACTATATCTTTCTTCTGTTTTGAATACCCTCTCACGGACAATGTCTTTTCTATATCTTCTGCTTTAAATACTTTTAATTCTTTAACGCATTTATCTTTTGGAACTTTTATGTCTCGATATGGATTTTTTAAAATATACTCATTTTCCAATGCATATTTAAACGATTGTGACAATACCTTTGTTATGTTAATAACTGTTTCTTGCTTTAATCGCACAGATTGTTTTATAATTAAATCTTGCAGCATTTTTCTTGTTATTGCACTAATATCACAATCTCCAAGTTCTGGGCTTATTCTGTTTTTTATTGTATATAAGTAATTATTGTAACTACTATTTCGAATTTCCATATGTTTCTCTTTTATCCACAAATCCAATAACTCTGAATATTTCATAAATTAAATCCTTTCGTTTGCCATAGGCGGAAACCCACCACCTTCAGGTGGTGGGAGGAACAAACTTTCCTTTCTTAATATATTAAAATGTGTTATGCCATAAACACACATCATTTATTATTCCATTAGAAATCTTAAATAAAAACTGAGTAGATTTTTCAGAATTAATATAAGCTAACGCATCGTAACCGTAGTTTTCGGATTCCTTTACGATTACTTCTGTTTCGCCTTCTTCTTCAAAATCCTCAAAAGCGCAAATAATTTCATCTGCATCAAATTCTGTCCCTATTAAGTTTTCTAAATTTTTTAACACCTTTTCTACTGTCATGATTTGTACCTCCATTCTTATAACTGTTTTTGATTATGTTTTCTTGTTTGTGATTCAATAATAATCGAAAATGATTATAATGTCAAGAGGGAAAATAATTATTTTTGATTATTTAATTTTGATATTGATTTATTCATAATCAAATGTTATTATTTTTGCGAGGTGATAAAGAAATGGGAGCAAGTAAGCAAATCAAACAAGTAATGATCGAGAAAAATATAAAAGTGGGGGAACTTGCGGATAGAATCGGGATGAAGCCGCAGCCATTAAGTAATAAACTTTTTAGAGATACCATGAGCTTTTCCGATGTCGAGCAGATCGCGGCTGCGTTGGGCTGTGATGTTAAAATAGTGGACCGGGAAACTGGGAAAGAGTTCTGATGCCACTTATTTTTGCAATGATGATATATGACGCAAAACAAAACACGTGTGGATTGCGTCCATAGGGTACAAGGGCAAGCAGTACAGACTAAAGCGGACAAAAGATTTGGATGCAGCCATAAAAGCCCGGAAAGAAGCGGAAGAAGCAGTAAAAAACGGAGATTTTGAAAAGTGGCGAATAAAAGAAAACCAGAATAAAGACATAAGCTGAGAGGGCAAGCAAAGTCCTCCCAGCTTTTTATTTTTTGATGATGTATGACACGAAATATGACACAAAGCAAAAAGAACCTTGATCTCTCAAGGTTCTTTTAGTCGGAGTGACAAGACTTGAACTGGTATTTGCAATAAGTGTATATTCCTTGTATTTGCGGGAAATGTTGATTTTAAAGCATTTTTGCAATATATAATAGTATTATAAAAAGTTGATATATATACGCTAAAATACAAAAATAATCAGTGGTATGACACGAAATATGACACGAATTTATAAGGAATGATACATCGCATCAAAGTGTCCGTTCGTTTTGTCAGACATCTTCTCACGCTGGTCTTCCATCGCATGGCGGTAGACGTTTTTTAATGTCCCATCATTCCCCCAGCCGCCGCGCTCCATAATATAAGCATCTGGAACCCCGATTGCGTGCATGATAGACGCGCAGTAATGCCGGCAATCGTGGAATCGGAAGTGCGGCACTCCAGCATGCTTTAGGACGTGGTTAAATCGTTGGGTGATCATATTCGGGTTGAGTTCCGTCACTCTGCCGTTGCCTTTTGGAATCTGGTCCGTAATAAAGGAGGGAAAATCTATAAAACGGTCTCCAGCATATGATTTTGGGGATTTGATAATGTACTTTCTGTTTTCATCTAGAACCATGTTGCGGTGCACATGGACGCGTGTCCCAGCTATATCACTTCGGTCAAGCGCACAGATTTCCCCGCGCCTCATGGGGCCGAAGGCTGCCAGTAGGATTGGGATTTCCATTTCTGTCCCTTTGGCTGCCTCCATAACCTTTTTTATATCATCATCTGTCGGTACATAGAGCTGCGGTCGAATCTTCTGCGGGAGAACGGTGTTCAGTGCAAAATCGGGGCGCGTCTCCCTTAATACGGCACTGATTAAAGCGTGGTTATCCCGGACGCTCTTCGGGGAGTGCCCTTCGGTAAACGCATTGACATGCCTCTGGATATCCTCCTGGGTTATGTCATCTATTCGGATATCTTTCAAGTCCTTATAATTTTTCCTGGCGCGTTTATATTCCCGGACGCTGGAAGGGGACAGCACGACAGACCTTTTTTCGATGTAGGCCTCAAGGGCTGCCTGGAAAGTTAAGGAACGCGGAGCAGCAGTTTTTTTTGAAACTGCATAAGCAGCGGCGGCAGCCTCAGCCTCTCTCTTTCCTGCGGGCTTTGGATTGTCAGACGTGAATGATTTATAGTGTTTTTTCCCGTTTTCGTCTGTGTAGTCGTAAACACGGCATCTCCATGATCCAGACGGGAGTTTTTTTGCTGTTGCCATAGTTAATCCTCCTTTTAGGTATAAAAAATACACCTATGCAGGTGTAGGAGGCTGTGGTATACTTTTCTTGCGAGGGAAAACATACCACCACCTCACGTGCTGTATAGTTTTCTTTATTGCCCCGGTGTTACCAGCATCGGGGCTTTCTTTTTTTATTAAACATAGTAGGGATTTGGCTTGAAAATAATAGAAATAATATCAACAATCCATCCAATTCCAAATAAGCCAAACGTGAAAAGATATAAAATTCCCATGCCGACTTTGCCTTCGTAAAATTTGTGTGCGCCTATCCATCCTAAGAATATACAGAGGATCAACGATACCCATTTGTTTTTGGCAACTTTTGTCCGGTATCGGTTGTAAGCAGAGCTTGCAGAAGAGCTTGCAGAAGAGCTTGAGCTTGCCGAGTTGTTGATCACAACATTCGACTGCCCTGATTCCTGCACCTGCTTCCCACATTTAGGGCAGATCACGCAATCTTTGTCAATCTGTTCTCCACAGTGCTGACAGAATTTTTTTGCAACCGGAGCGCCACAGTTTGGACAGACAGAAGCCTGATCCGAGATTTCTTTCCCACATTCTGGGCATGTGATAAGTGCCATAATCTTATCCTCCTCATATTGTATTTATGTGTTAATCGCCGCAGCGATATAACCATGTGTAACATTCTGTCAAAACCTGCGCAGTCTGTCGTTTTTTGTCGCGCAGGCTTGACGCTTCATCGCGTTTCCCTGCCCGCATCTGTTGAAATATATATATCTTTGTGCTAATATATAATCAAACAAATGTTCGTATTTGGGAGGGATGCACGATGGATTATAAACAGCTCATTAAAAATATGGTCGATGAGATTAACAATGAGGTCTTTTTAAAAAAGATATATTCATTTGTTAAAGTTTTCATCGAAAAGTAAGGGGTGGGAGCAGCTTTTAAGGTTGCTCCCTTTCCTTATATTTTGTTGCCATTGCATAGGCGATTTTCCGCAGCGCTTCCTTTGATGTTTCGTCAAGCTCCATATATACCTCTATCAAGTCCTTTATAAAGGTGTCGTCGCCCTTTGAGATCTGTCCGAGGTATCCTTCCAGTTTGTCACTTGCAGGTAGGTACATCGGTTCATTCCCATTCCTGATCCAGTCTTCATTTACGCCGAATTCTCTGCATATTGAGAATATGATAGCATTTGTAGGTTCGCGCCGCCCAATTTCATAATTTGCAATGCTGTTTCTTGCTAAGCCCAGTCGTTTTGCAAACTCTTCTTGTGTATATCCAAGTTCTGATCTCAATATTTTCAAGCGTTCTTTCATTATCTATCACCACCTTCCTGCCTTTACACTTATCATATCAGAAAAAAGTGCCATTGTCAACAAAATAGTTATTGACAAGAGTGTCAATGGGACGTATAATTGTGTCATAAGATACAAAGCGAGGTGATAAAAGTGAACATGTTGAAAGACGTAATAACAGCGGACGAGCAGGAAGAAATCAAGGAATTTGTTTCAATTCTCCTGCTTCTTCCAAAGGAAGATCGGGCAGTGCTTCTTTCCAATGCAAACGCTTTCCGGGTTCGCAGAGACTTAGAAAAAGCAGTAAGCGGCGAAGAGGGGAGGTGAGAGGGATGAGCGATTATCTAAATAGGGAATGTGACCGTGTCCCTAAATTCCGAATGGAAATGACAGGGAAGCGTGGCGTTGAAATCTGGATTGACGGGGTAAATATTTCACAGGGAGTTCGCAGTGTTACATTTTCAGCGGAAGGCTGTGAAAAATCTCCGGTATTAAATCTTTCGCTTGACGTTGGAGATTTCAGTTTTTTGCCTGAACGAAACCTAATATCAAGGGCAGAGACAAAAAAACAATCCACTACCCTTGATACTATTAAGGATGCTGTTAGAGAAGCGTTAGAGAAGTGAGTATGACATTATAACCCACTGACGATTCACAGAGATGAATCCGGCTTGTTCTAACTCATCCAGATAACGTTCTAAATATTCAGGAGGGAATCCAAAAGAGCAAAAATCTTCATCATGGAAGTGATTATTTTTTCGTTCTCGGTTTTCTCTCATAAAATTTAGAAGTTTTTCAGAATTTGTCTGCATAGAATTGCTCCTTTCTTTTGTACTCGGCTCTGGCGGGAGCCTGTGAGTACAGTATAGGACGGGGATAAGCAGGAAGCAAGAGACAGGAGGTGAAAGAAATGAACGTAACTGAATCAGTAGAAAAGCTAATTGTGACACTTGCGAACGGCATCACTACGGATCTTGAAAATGGAAATGCGCGCCCGGAATCAACAGCTGTGGTGGTTATGGCTTTGGCAAGCCTTGTTGAAGCAATTACGCCTGCCGATCTAAGCAAGATTGTAAAAGACCAACAGGAGAAGATTGAATCTTTGAAAGAAGCTTTGATTACGGGAAAGAAAAATGATTATGTATCATAAGCTTTTCAGGATTTCTTCTGTAATGAGAGAAATAAGGGCAGGGATAGAATCGTGCAGCGCATTTGCAGCAGCAAGCCCAGGGAGTTCATCAGAATGCTTTCCGATATTTTTTTGATATTCCTTTTCGAAAGATTCTGACACGTTGGACGTGATTTTTGATGTAAGGTTATTTATTTTATCTCGTTTCATGTTGCACCTCCTAAACGGAGTGTAACACAGAAAAGGGAAAAGTAAAAGGAGGTATAGACATTAACGAAAGAGAAGACAGCTTTGCAGTAGAAGTAATCGAAGAAGCAAAGCAGGAGACAAAGAGATGGCGCATAGCGTGGGGAATCACGATGGCCGCGCTGATTTTATCAAATCTATATTGGATGTGGAGGTGAAAGAGATGCCGAAAACAAAAGCACTTGGGGTGTATGCGGACCGCAAAGAAGCCGTCCGGCGCGTCATCAATGTCGGCCTGGCTCGTAGCGGGCTGACGGGAAAAGACCTTGACCGCCGGAACATAATTAACAGAAACACCCTCGTAAAGCGGAAAGCAGAAGGCGAAACAATCCGGTTGGGAGAGATATGGGCGCTTGACAGAGTGTTACATTTTACGGATGACGAGATTTTACAGATGTTCGGGAGAGAAAGAAAGTAAGGTGGACAAGCTATGGAAGATTTAATGTTCGGAATCGGGACAAACTGCCTAACAGCGGCAGTGATCCTTTGGGAGACAACAGACCTGCAGTGGTTCCCGGTGACGCTGGCGGTTACTGCAGCGGCGGCGTTTCTGATCGGCGCGCGGGAAATGGTCAAAAAAAATGATGCAGAGCTGTAATCTTGGGGGACTGGCTCTGCATCGGAAGGGGTTATATAAAATAATCCTTTCTTAATTATAAACAGAAAATGGAGGAAATGCAATGGATACAGAAAAAAATATGGTTACAGTGCCGCTGGAACGGTATGAACAACTGATCGCAACCGAAGCAAGGATGCGTGTGTTGACTATCTTCACACAGAAAGAAGTCGTATATATCTCGCGGGAAGTGGTTGCAAAGATTCTGGGAATTGATCTGGATGCCGGAGCGGCTTCAACTCCGCCGACGGAGGAATAAGACATGTATATCGGTATCGGACCCGAACAGGGCAAAAAGGTAAACACATTGGATGCACTTGGCTATGCAGCAGAGCGCATTGTGGGGGATAAAGAAACAGCGGAGCAGTTCATACGGGATTTTCTACCGATCTTCGGTGTGAATATCAGTCAAGATAAATTTTCTGAGATCGTAGGAAGTCTGGAAGAATGGTTTTATTCAGGGAACTGGAGGATAAGCAGAAATGGCGAATGAAGTAGTAAAGAGCTTTTCAGAAAAGCTTACGGACAAGCTGATACAAGTTGAGGATGCACTCCCGACGGATTTTAATCGACAGAGATTTGTCCAAAATTGCCTTGCAGTGATGAATGAGAAGCCAGAACTTGCAAGAGTAAATCCGGCTGAGTTGCAGCTTGGGCTGCTGAAAGGTGCGTACCTGGGGTTGGATTTTTTCCGGAAAGAATGTTACCTGATTCCATACGGAAACAGCGTGAATTTCCAGACAGATTACAAAGGCGAAGTAAAATTCGTAAAGCGGTACAGCATCCGACCAATTCAGGACGTTTATGCACGAGTTGTACGGGACGGGGATTCTTTTTCAGAAATAATCGAACACGGAAAACCGAGCATTGATTTCAAACCGCTGCCGTTTAATACTGGCGAAATCGTAGGTGTTTTTGCAGTAGTGCTGTATAAAGATGGAGGGCTGGATTACGAGATTATGTCGAAGGACGATGTAAACAATGTTCGGGCGAATTACAGCAAAGCGACACAGTCGAAAGCTTGGAAATGCAGTTGGGATGAAATGGCAAAGAAAACAGTCCTGCGGCGGTTATGTAAGCACATTGATACAGACTTTGAAAGCGTTGAAGCTGAAAAGGCATGGGAAGATGGAAGTTTGATGGATGTGAATACAGCGACAGCGCCGAAGAGTGATGAGCTTGTAGACGCTTTTGCGGCGGATGGGTCGGATGATCTGGAGTTTCGTGTGACAGACAGCGAGGTGCAACATGAGTGATTTTGTGTTGACGCCAGAAAACTATTACAGCAAGGATGCAGACATTGCGTATATGTCCGTGCATCAGTACCTTGATTTCTGTGGACATATGGGAATCGTCGGATGCGAAGCACATGCGATGGCAAAGCTGAAAGGCGAGTGGAACGACCCGACAACAGATGCGATGCTGGTTGGCAGCTACGTTGACAGCTTTTTCGAGGGAACACAGGGGCAGTTCATTGAAGAACATCCGGAGATATTCACACGTGGTAAGGAACGGCGGTTGCTTGCAAAGTACAGACAGGCGGATGTGATGATCCAGCGATGCCTTGCCGATCCACTTTTCATGAAAACGATGAGCGGGGAAAAGCAGGTAATTATGACGGGGCACTTGCTCGGCTGCGATTGGAAGATCAAGATGGACAGTTACATCGCAGGAGAAGCAATCGTTGACCTGAAAACTTCCGCAAACATTCATAAGATGTGGAAAGTGCAAGATTATGGGTATGCGTCATTTATTGAATACTGGGGTTATACAATCCAGCTTGCCGTATACCAGAAGATCGTTGAGATCAACACAGGGAAGAAGCTGCCTTGTTACATATCAGCTGTCACGAAAGAGGACAGCCCGGAAATCAAAGTGATCTATATCGATCAGATGAGCCTTGATCACGCGCTGAACGAAGTGGCGATGAATTTACCAACGGTCCTTGCGGTAAAGAACGGAGAAGCCGAACCGATGCGCTGCGGGATGTGTGATTACTGTAAAAAGACGGAAGTGCTTTTGAAGCCGATCCGCATGGAAGATTTGATTCTGGGGGAATGATATGAAATCTACACTGACAGATGAGCGATTTTCCGGATATTGCGTTTTTTGCGGAAAACCATGCAATACAGAGCATCACTTGATCTTTGGACGCGGTATCCGGCAGTTGGCAGAGGAAGATGGGTTGAAAGTAACCGCTTGTAATGAATGCCATGTAACAGGGAAAAAAGAAACGCGGATACATGACAATCCGATGGCTGAAAAATTATCAAAGATGCTTGGACAGATGGCATATGAGCGTGATCGGTGCGCCGATGGGATGAGCAAGTCGGATGCGCGGGAATCGTTCCGAATGCGGTACGGGAGGTCGTTTTTATGAGAAAGGAATTTACGATCAGAGGACGATTTTTCGGAGACAGGACATTCCCGAGTTTAAACAATTACCTGACTGAAATCGGGAAAAATCCGAAAGCAGGCGGGCGGTTGAAAAGACAGTATGTAATGATTGCCACGAACGCGATACGGCGTGATTTAAAGCGTTGGAAAGCATCGGCGCCGGTTATCCTGCATTACACCTTTGCAGAGCCGAAAAAGGGCGCAAAGCGGGACAGAGGGAACATATTCGGGCTGGCTGACAAATTTATAGAGGATGCGTTGCGGGACTGCGGCGTGATTCCAGACGATGATCCGAAACATGTTCTGAATTTTACACACGACTTCATATACACGGACGGAGAACCATATATCCGCGTGAAAATAGAAGAAGTAACAGTTGAAACACTGGCGCAATAAGCGCGAAAGAAACTGCTGTTTTGTACTTGTAAATGGGGGATATATATCACGGACATGACAGGTTACCTCCTGTTACCCCAGCGCCGGGGGAAAGCGGCGCATCCCCACACTACAAAGGAAAGGCTGGGCAAATGGGAAGACCACGAAAAACCGGCATAGATTACTTTCCTTTTGATGTAGATTTTTTCTCTGATAAGAAAATCAAGATCCTAAAGAGCCGATTTGGGGTGGACGGGATCACGATATATCTGTACTTGCTGTGCGAAATATATCGAAATGGCTACTATATCGAGCTGGACGATGATTATATGTATATCATCGCGGATGACCTCGGTATGACGGGCGAAAAGGTAAAGCAAGTAATGGAATACTTATTCGGGCGGTCACTACTTATAAAAAGCATACTTCCCGAGTCGGTCACTATCATTACTTCCCACGGAATACAATGCCGGTTTCAAGAGGCTGTCAAGGTGAGAGCTGCGAAATGCGGGATTGAGGTAGATGAACGTATCTGGCTTTTAAGTGAGAAGGAAACGCTACCTTTTATTAAGTATACTCAAAACAGTGATTTATCCGAGAAAAACCCGAGTAAATCCGAGAAAAACCCGAGTAAATCTCAGATTTATGCCATAAAGGAAAGTAAAGTAAAGAAAAGTAAAGAAAAGAATAATATATATAGCACGGAGCCGGAAAAACCGACCTCCGCGCCGCCGGTCATCACGCTGCCGCTGAATGATAATACGGATTATAGGATCACACAGGATGAGGTTGACCACTGGAAGGAGCTGTATCCTGCTGTTGATGTCATGATGGAGCTGCGGAAGATGAAAGGCTGGTGCGAGGGCAATCCGGCAAAACGAAAGACGCGGCGAGGAATCATGCGATTTGTCAATGCGTGGCTGGCAAAGGAGCAGGACAGGGGCGGCAGCCGGAAAGCATCCCAGTCGCCTGTCAGCAGGTTTTTGGAAGGAGCTGAGACATGAACAGAAGAGCGTTTGTAAAAATTATGGACATGCTGGAAGCGGCATATCCGGCGCGGTTTGAAAAAATGGACGGGGAAAGAAAGCTTGGTTTTTTTAACACATGGTATCGTGGGCTGGGCGATCTGGATGAAGAGAATCTTGAACGGGCAGTCATGAAGCACATAAGAGACAGCAGATTCTTTCCGACTATCGCAGAATTGCGGGAAACCGCGCAGAAGCCTGTCCCAACGGTAAGCATCAGGGAGCTGTTTGAGCGGTTTGCAAATTATTACCCGGACGATAACCCAGATTTTCGGAGCGCAGCGTTTCAGATGTTTTTTGATAGAGTAAATGGGATGGATCCGGAAGCCCGCTGGAACGAGACGATGAGGATCAAGGATGCTGTGCTGAAATATGTGCAGGCCTGCGAGCTTGATGGAGAGCGGCCGCCGATGCCGCTGTGTGATTTTCTGGAGGCGATGCGGGTATGAGTTATTATGCGGAACAAAACGTTGTAGGATCCCTGCTGATGGACGGGGATGCGATAGACCGGATTGCATCATTCCTGGAGCCGGAAATGTTTACCTCGGAACTGTTGGGGCGCGTGTATTTGGAGTATCTGCGGGGATACGAAAATGGTTACACGGTTAATCTGGTAACGGTTCGGGAGCGGTTGGGCGGCGATAAACTGCCGGAGAGCGTGATCGCAGAAGTCCTGAAAGAATGTGTAAGCGTTACAGTCACATCGGCGCAGATAAAGAGCTATGCGGAGGCTGTGAGGGATGATTACAAAGCAGCGCAGGTCGGAAAGCTCCTGTCGGGGACAAGGGTCACGGCGGCGGGTGTCAATGAGCAGATCGGGCAGCTGCTGACAGAGCTGGAAGCGCTGCGGGATGATAAGGCGGCAAAGGCTAAGACGCTGGCGCAGATTGCTGCTGAATATCAAAACAATTATTTCTGCGAGCATCCAGACGGCTTGAAAGTAGGGCTTCCGAATCTGGATGACATGATAGGAGGGCTGGAGGGCGGTGACATTATTGTCATCGGTGCACGTCCGGCTGTCGGAAAGTCGGCGCTGGTAACGCAGATAACAACAAATCTGGCAGAACAAGGAAAGAAAATCGGCTTTTACAATCTGGAAATGTCGGACAAGCAGATGTACGAACGCTTTGTGGCATCGCAGAGCGGGCTAGGATTGACGAGAATACGAAGAGCTGTAAAGTTCTTGGGTGACGAAGAAAAACGCTTTAAAACGGCAAATAACACGCTTGCCGGGCTATCTAACATCGTTATCTCAACGGGCGCAAAGGCAGTCAGTGAGATACGGTCGGAAAGCAGGCATATGGGATTTGATGTGATCGTCATAGATTACCTGCAGCTTATTAAGTCAGACACGTTCTATCGGGGCAATCGTGTGGCAGAGGTCGGTGCAATCAGCAAGGCAATCAAGGCGCTGGCAATGGAGCTTAATATACCGATAATCCTGCTGAGCCAGCTCAACAGAGCATCGGAGGGGCGGGAAACAAGGGAGCCGTCCATGTCGGACCTGAGAGAATCCGGAGACATCGAGCAGGATGCAAGCGTGATTATCTTGCTCTGGAATATGTCGGAGGAAGATAGGTCAAAGAAAGGCTGTAAGGTCGAGAAAAACAGACAAGGAGAGACGGGAAAGATGGAGCTGCGCTTTGACGGCGACAAAATGAGGTTCAAGGACGCCGGGGAGTGTCAGGAAACAGCGGAAGACTGCCCGTTTACATGATTATGGCAAGTGTAAAATTCCCGAAAGGGAGCGAAGAATGGACGATGTTCATGGATTTTTGGGGGCTGTGTCAAAAATATTGGCAGCCGGAAGAATCCGATGAATGGTGGGACGAGGCGCTGGACGCATGCAATGATTTCGCACAGAAATACGGGAATAATGGATTCCCTCGTGGTCTTGTCATGGCGCTGGTCCGGAAGCTTGAAGAAGACGTGAGGAGAAGATGAAGGCAGTAAAACAAATGAAGCTGGGGCAAAAACTTATGCTGAGAGACCCGCAATGCGAAAGTAATAATTTGACTGTTGAGGTCAAGGTGATGAAACAGTATCCCCATCATGTCCTTTGTGTGACAAAGAAAGGGATACGGATGTGTGTAACCAACGCAGAGCTGTACACGCGTGGTAGATCTGTTTTGATGGATGCTGATGGTAAGAAAGCAGTCATCCCGTACTGTACTGAACGCAAGTTCCCAAAGCTTTACTGGGGAGGTGTATTTTAAAAAATGAGAGCAACAAAGGATTGTGCCTATCCGGTCTGTGAGACCTGCCAGTATCCAGACTGCGTCATGTCGGAAACTGACATAACGGCGCTGCTAAAACGCAGACGTAGGCAAGAGGATCCAGAAGCATACCGGCAGAAGCAGCGGGACTACAGGAGCAAGATAAAAGAAACGTTGCCGCACTGCGATGGCTGCGAATCCTGCGTGCTGGTCCGAAAGGAAAAACAGGACGGATACCGGCGGCTGTGTGTCGCAGACATGCGCCTTGTAGAGCAAAAAGTTGCAAACAGTCCGCAGTGGTGCAAGAAGAGAGGACAGAATGGGACGGATGGACAGAGAGCAGGGAGCGGGCATGTGCGCCGCTAAGGAGGTAAGTAAAAATGCGAAAGATAATAACTGTAGTAGTAGTCCTGACGGGCGTGCTATTGTACCGGATTTATAAAGCCGGAGAAAGCATCGTCCTGACGCAGGACATTGACAGAATAGGACAAAGGAGACAGGACAATGGCTATATGGATTAAAACGCCGCCGGATGCCGAACCGGTATGGATGGCGGCAGATAACCGGATCAGGGAGCTGGCGCTCTCGATCGAACGGCGTGCAAGTATCGCACCGGATGCAGATGGGCTTCGGAAAATCCGGGAGTGGGCAACAGAGATTGTTTGCCAGTGCGACATGGTGGAGCGTGTTCAGGGACAGGCAGAACCGGCGTGGAAGAGTGAGCTGCAGGATGCGTTCCTGCGGGGCAGCAGGGTGTAAGGAGGCATACAATATGAAGTTGGGAGATTTCGAGAGGATTATTAAAGACGCAATAAATGAAGGTCTGAAAGAAGAAATGGAGAAGACACTACCTGTGATGGGAATGAGCGCTCGGGAAGCAATCGAAAAGCAGGTTCCACTAAAAGCAAAGCCGCAGAGTTTGAATTTCGCTTGCACGAAATTCAAATGCGGGCGTGAATTTTCCGTAGATCACGGCGATGGATATTATTCGCTGCCGGAGAAGCGGAAAACGAATTATTGCCCGGACTGTGGGCAACGGTTGCTTTGAGAGGACTCTGGCAGAAGAGGGTACGCATACAGATATCGAAGTAAACTGCGAGGGGCTGCGGTATGGCTCCAGCGATCGAATGTATTATGTGCCATCCAGAAGTTTTGAGGAATACCTCCGTACAGTAACAGATGAGCAGCTGGCAGATGTGAAAAGCAAGCTTGCGGCGGCATATTATGCAAGACAAGAGGGCTGCACAACGGGGAAAAAGATTATATGCAAACAGTGCCGGATAAAGCAGCGAATGATAAAGTGCGGTTTACAGAAGAGACATGGAACTGCAGGAAAAGACGGGAGCGGCGCTTGTTTGGGCTTTGGCATTGAGTGGGACGACGAGCCTATAGAGCAATGCAAACGCTGTATCGCGTGTGCCTCTTTTGACTGGGACGCAGAAAAGAAACGGTTAAGTCTTTAAGCTGAAATTTAAAGGAAGGAAAGAACTATGAAAAATTGGAAATTACCATTGATTATCGTAGGAGCAGTAGTGGCAGTAGTTTTGTCGTGTGTGTTTGGAGTGCAGGCAGCACAGAACCGGGCAATTAGTCTAGAGGAATCGGTCTATACCGCTGAATCTGACATTAAAGTGCAGGAGAAACGCAGGGTTGACTTGGTTTATAATCTGGCAGACTGTGTAAAACAGTACGATAGGCACGAATCAGAGACACTGACTGGACTTGCAGATGGAATGAGCGAAGGGAACAGTGTAGAAGATGTAAATACTGTGATTGCGGCAGTTACATATGCTTATCCAGAATTGAAAAGCAATGAGAATTATAAGCAGCTCATGAATGAATTGTCTATTACCGAAAACATGCTTGCCCAGTACCGGGAAAATTACAATAAATCCGTAACAGCTTATAACAGGTATGTAAAGAAGTTTCCAGCAAGAATCTTTCTCGACTGGACAGGCTATGAGGTTTTGAAATTTCAGCGGTTGGATTATCAAGCACCTGTTGACGCACCTCAGGATTTATTTGGGGAATAACATATGAAAATAACCAGGCGTGAAATCATAATCAGCGTTGCAATAGCAGCAGTCATGCTGATAATCGGCTCCTTTATATCCGGGGGAATAACCGATATGCAGAATGATAAAAACGCTGAATATCAAAAGGCCGTACATATTGATACGCCGGAGTTGTTCCGGTATGGAATGGATACCAATGTAGGGAATGCTTTTGTATATGGAGATTTACAGGCAATCGATACAGTGACCTTCGATGAAGTTGGAGGGAAATATCTCTGTATAGAAAAAGTGGAGGAACGATATGAACGGCATGAAAGAGAAGTTACGGTAACTGATTCAAAAGGTATAAAACACACTAAGACAGAAGTGTATTACGAATGGGAAACAGAGGATTCGGAAGTCAGGCATTCGGAAAATATTCGATTTTGTGGTATTGAATTTCCATATGAGAAAATCCCGTATTCTCTGGACAATCACATAGAGACAATAGAATCTGGGAGAGAATATAGTTGGAAGTCTGGGGAATTTGTAAAGGTACGGTTCCAATATTACGGGACATCCCCTAAGCATACAGGGACCGTATATACCCAGTTATCGGACGGAACGATTTCGGATAATTCCAGATTTTTCTGTGGATATACCATTGAGCAAGCATTAGATAGTTGCACTTCTGGTATTGGAAATATAATGTTCTGGTTGTTTTGGATAATTCTGATGATTGCGATTGTGATTGGGTTTTGCTATTTGGATAATAGGTGGTTAGAAGATTAAATTAACGAAACAGAGGGGAAGCCGCAGAATTACACCTAACCGGTCAGATCCGGCGCGCCAGCTTGTGTGCTGGTTCCCTCTGTCTACACAGATAAATCCTGCGGGACTGGGATAGGGTAACAAAAAAATAAAGCAAAAAGAAAGAAGGTGGGGAATGTGGGAACAAGGGACACATACTTTAATGGTTACGGTCTGACATACAATGAGGTAAAAAAAATAGAAGACAAGTGCAAAAACGCAAAGGGTAGGGAATTGGAACTGCTGCTTCTGGCTGCGGAAAGCGCATATGCAGAGTTGGCGCAATATCTGTTTTTTAGCCTGACATCAGGGCTGGGGTATGACAACATCTCAAAGATATGCAACATCCCTATCGGGAGGAAAGATTTTTATGGGTATCGCAGGAAAACGATATATCTATACAACAGCTATATGATACTGGAAGGACATGCAATTGTGTAAAAGGGGTACGCGGATCAGGAAACGAGAATGGTAAAATAGAATAATAACTGTATGGGGTATGATATGAATTGTAATGCTGTCATGAAAAAGCTTCAGCGCGCCATACTGTCCACGGGGCTCGTAATCAAAATTTCTACCAGCCAGTTTTACAGCGAAGAGCAGGACAGGATGATAACGATGTGGATGTTAACAACGCCTACTTTGCAAAACGGGAGGAGCGGATGGAAGATGAGAGATTATGAGATATTACGGACGGCGAGCGCGATTGAGGTGGTGAAATGTTTGACAGATATATGGGAGCAGACGAAAGGAGAGGGACAGGATGATTAGAGAAATGATTCCGTGGCATTTTTTCGTGTCAGGAATGATAATAACATTCCTGCTCGGGCTTATGATCGGGACGAAGAGTGACGTGATAAAAATCATATGTCAAATTGGGATTATATCGCTTTCCCTGGTGGTATTTTTTGTCTCATAAAGAAGTAGAGGACGGTGAGAGAATGCTAACACCAAAGCAAAAGGCATTTGCGGATGAATATTTGAAGAATGGCGGGAATTTATCCGATGCGGCCAGAAAAGCCAAATATTCTGATGCAGTCATTAAAAATGCAAGAAAAAATATCTTGGAAAAGCGTGGAGTTTCAGCATATATAGCAGAACGGCAGGCGGAAATCGAAAAACAAGCCGGAAGAGATATTATGTCTCTGACAGAAATTCAGGTACGTCGATCCAAAATTGCAAATGGCCTTTTGACGGATTCCTTTGGATTTGCCCCTGATTTTTCCGACCAACTTAAGGCGATGAACGACCTTGAAAAAGCGTTAGCGATAAAGGAAGAACAGGATGCAAAAGAAAAGGCAGCAGAAGCCGCCAAAAATTCAAAAGATTATCATATAGACCTTGATGTGATTGCAGATGTGTTTCACCCGATGATACGGGATGTAAGGAAAGGGAGACATTCAGAATATGTTTTGCCTGGGGGACGAGGTTCAGCCAAGTCCTCCGCGATTTCCTGCATTATACCGGAGTTAATAAAGAATAATCCGAATATGCACGCACTTGTGTTACGGAAAGTTGGGAATACTATCAAAGATTCCGTGTACGCACAAATGAAATGGGCGATTGCAAAGTTGGGATTGGAAGATAATTTTCGTTTTAAAGTATCCCCGTTTGAGATTACGCATATTCCGACCGGGCAAAAAATATATTTCCGTGGAGCTGATGACCCGTTGAAAATCAAGTCAATCAAGCCGGAATTTGGCTATATCGGTATTTTATGGATGGAAGAATTAGACCAATTTGCGGGGCCGGAGGAAGCCAGAAGCATACAGCAGTCAGCTATCCGTGGCGGAGACAAGGCATATAGATTCAAGTCATTCAACCCTCCTAGAAGTAAGAATAACTGGGCGAATAAATATACGAATGAAGCGGAAACAAAGAATGACGATGCTATGGTGGTTAGAAGCACATACCTTGATGTAGATCCAGACTGGCTAGGAGCGCAGTTTATCAGTGACGCCGAACATCTGAAGGAAGTCAATCCAGATGCGTATGATAATGAGTACATGGGGAAGGCAAACGGAAACGGCGGAAACGTCTTTGAATATCTGGAATTACGGGAAATCACAGACGAGGAAATCTCACACATGGATAGAATATATCAAGGCGTGGATTTCGGTTGGTATCCAGACGCATACGCTTTTATTCGGGCGTATTACGACAGCACAAGAGAGAAAATCTATTTTATTGACGAAAACTATGTGCATAAGACGAGTAATGAGTTGACGGCACAGTGGATAAAAGAACAGGGCTACGATGATTACCGGATCATCTGCGACAGTGCCGAGCCTAAGTCAATCAATGACTATAGAGATATGGGACTTCCGGCAACGGGGGCTGCAAAGGGGCCGGGTAGTGTGGAGTATGGTTTTAAGTGGTTACAGCGGCGAACAATCGTTATTGACCGCCGCCGTACACCGAATGTCTATGATGAGTTTACAAAATATGAGTATGACAGGGATAAGGACGGGAACATCATCAGCGGATATCCAGAAGGACAGGCAGATCACACTATAGCGGCCACACGGTACGCATTTGAGCCATTATTTAACAGGCGGGGCAATACGGCATAGGTGATACAGAAATGGGAATTTTATCAACAGTAAAAAGGTGGATAGGCATGATTTTTAAAAAGCAGGCGGAGAAAGATTTTAGGGTAAAGGATACCACGTCAGCGCGGATGATGGCAAAGGTTGTAGAGTGTGCCAACATCTACAGCGGTGCGCCATACTGGCTAGACGCAGAAAACCGAATAAAGACTATAAATTTTGCAAAGGCGGTATGCTCCGAAACGGCGCGGCTCGTCACGCTAGGAATTAAAATCCAAATTGACGGCGGCGCACGCGGGGCGTGGTTGCAGGAGCAGATTGATAAAGCATATTATAGCCTACGACATTGGGTAGAGTATGGCTGCGCTTATGGCACGGTAATCATAAAGCCTAATGGCAGCGGGCTTGATATGTTTACTCCTATGGATTTTATCGTGACGGAGCAGGACGATAACGGGAAGATAACGGGCGTTGTGTTTAAAGACAGCTATGCGGCTAACGATAAGCATTATACACGTCTGGAGTATCACAGGTTTGTCGAGATGCATACAGAGGCGGGCGTGATATACCCGTATGTGATATCCAACAGGGCGTATGTATCAAAGAGCAGTGAATCCCTCGGCGACCCTATCCCGCTGGAGCAGACAAAGTGGGCTGATCTGCTGGAGGAAACGCCGCCGATTCTCAAGGGTGGGAATGAAAGGCTTGATTCCCCCATGTACGGAGTGTTCCGCACCCCTGCTGCAAACAACATAGACCTTTCCTCTCCGCTGGGAATGCCTATATACGCGGAAGCCATAGAAGAGATGAAAGACCTGGACATCGCATACAGCCGGAACGCCGGGGAGATATATGACAGCGAAAAAATAATCCTGGCAGATGATCGGCTGATGTTTGACAGCGGAAAAAACCTTAACGGGCGTATCCCCGACGTTAAACTGCCGCATTATGTAAAGAACGTGTTCGGCAACAGCCCAGAAGAGTTTTATCAGGAGATTGTACCGAACCTTAATACAGCCACACGCCTTGACGGAATCAATGCTCTCCTGTCCCAGATAGGGTATAAATGCGGGTTCTCAAACGGCTATTTTGTCTTTAACGAGGCGAGCGGCATCCAGACAGCGACGGGCGTGGAAGCGGAGCAGCAGCGAACCATCCAGTTTATTAAGGACGTGCGGGACAAGTTGGAGAGTTGCCTTAATGATGCTATATATGCCATGTCGGTGTATGCAGATTTATACGCGCTTGCCCCTGTCGGGGTTTATGAGGTCGTGTATGACTTCGGGGACATCACTTACAACCGCGAAGAGGACAGGGCACGCTGGTGGAGCTATGTTGTGCAGGGCAAGGTACCCGCGTGGATGTATTTCGTAAAATTTGAGGGCATGACAGAGGACGATGCGAAGGCAATGGTGACGGAAGCGCAGCCGAAGGAAACGGGGCTGTTCGGGGAGGAATAAGATGGAGCCGATAACCAGGGAAGAGTATTATCTTGCAAAGATTGCAGGGACATATGAGGGCAAAACGCCCGCGCCCGTGACTATTGAAGAATATTATCTTGCTACTATGGCGGGGGATTATTCCGGCAATACCCCGCAGCCCGTCACGAGAATGCAGTATTACATGGCAAAGGTAGCAGGAGTATGGGGCGGGAGCATCCCTGCACCCGTGACACGATTAGAATACTACTGGGCGGCGATTGCCAACGGAGAGGGGACAGTCTTTCCACCTGTGACACGAGAGGAGCATTTCTTGGTGTTGGTAGCCGATGCGTACAGCGTTGTGCTCACAGTCGTTACCGGCAACCCCGCCCTCTTGGAAAATTCAAAGGGGAATCGTGGGCTGGAATCCCTTACCCTATACGGCAAATCAACGCAGATGAACACGACTGGGGCACAGTTATTACCGTTTGAGGTAGGGAAAAAGGGCATAAATTTTGAGGTATTTGAAGATGGGATAGCGCTATCCTGCAAAAAAGGAACCGATATCTATGCAGTTGGACGACCAGTCCCTGAGTTTGAAAGTTCATATGACGATTTCCCGTTATTAGCACCGGGAGAATATTATATTTATTCAGACGGCAAATATGTGGAATTACTTGTCACTACATTTGTAAATGGGGAATATTTAATTTTGGGAGTTTCCAGAAATGGATCTGCTGTAAAAATTAAAGTAATTGCTGGATATAAATTTCGGATATTGATTAGATGTAGAGAAGACTTTGATGGCAAGGTTAAGGCGATTATATCCAAAAGATATCCAACTGCATCCAATTACGAGCCTTACACCGGCGGCAAGCCCTCCCCGTCACAGGAGTACCCGCAGGAGATTGAAAGCGTAGGGCAGGATGGCGAGATTGAGGTTAAGACACTGGGCGCGAATCTGTTTGATGCTTCCACTGCATTAAAAACACAGATAGATGCAGGACTTCTGCATATAAACGATTCCGGAGAGGTAGTTTTAAACGGAACTTTTGGTACAAATAACCGAAATTTTTACATAACGTTAAAACCTGGGGTATATTGTCTAACAGGTGGCGCTATATGGCACATTATTGCATCTAAAGATTCCGTATTTGATCGAATATTAACAATTGATGAAGAAACAACTTATCACTGTTATATTAGCAATGGGACATATAACGAAGTAGTGTCTAATCCGATGATTAACGCAGGCTCAACCGCCTTGCCATACGAACCCTACAAGCCCGCCCAGACCCTCATCATTCCCACACCAAACGGTCTTTCTGGGATCCCGGTATCATCCGGCGGAAACTACACAGATGCAGACGGGCAGCAGTGGGTATGCGACGAGGTGGATTTTAAAAAAGGAGTGTATGTGCAGAGGGTCGCAACAGAAACACCAAAAGCAAAGTGGAAAAATTTTGAAGAAACCGCTGATGTTCCAAACAGATATCGTATTTCTGGAGCCCTTGTAAATAGATATAGGGATGGTTCGACTAAGTGTTTAATCTCACATGGTATTTATGCAAATTGGGGAATTGCTCCCGGATGGGCATTAAATTCAACAACTTTTTATTATCATCCCAAAGAAGATGTTACAAAAGAAGAGGCTAAAGAACAGATTCTTGGTTTTATAAACTCAGCCAATCCATTGACGTTTTTAGGGCAGCTTGAAACACCGATCGAAAAACCTCTTACCACAGAGCAGCTTGCCACTTATAAAGCCCTGCGAACCTACAGCCCAACAACGACCGTGGCAAACGATGCGGAAGCGGGGATGAGCGTGGGATACGCAAAGATGAAATAAGGGTACGCCATAAAATGCGGGAGGTGGTAGAATGAACCTGGATACGAAAGTTGGGGACGTGGAGATTAAGCTCGATACGTCCCGCATAGACTATAATCTGCTGGAAGCCCAGAAGCTTTTGAATATGCAGGTAGTGGCGGACAGCGCCCCCTTCGTTCCATTCCGGCAGGGTGCACTAAGAAACAGTGTAAGATATCCAGACGGGGTATACGGCGGCATCGTTGAGTATGACACGCCATATGCTCATTATTTGTACAAGGGCGTTGTGTACGGTCCGAATATCCCGCTTAAAGACGCAGAGGGGAACATCATAGGGTGGACATCCCCTCCCAGCAAAAGCCCGACGCAGAGACGGATTAAATATCACGAGCCGGGAACAACGTCTGAATGGTTCGAGGAAGCCAAAAGGCGGCATAAAGACGACTGGCTGAATCTTGTGAGAAAAACGGTGGGGAAAGAGTGATGCTGAGACCAGAGTATTTTGAAGGGAAAGCTGACCGGATATTAGAACTCTATGAACGGCTGGAAAACTTTATCCTGCGGGATATCGCCAGAAGGATTTTAAAATCCGGGAAAATCACAGCCACGGCGGACAGGTTGCTGTACAGGCTGGAGCAGTTGGGGGAAAGCCGGGATGAGATACAGCGGCGTATCATGGAACTGACAGACCTGAGCGAAAAAGAACTGCGGAAGCTCCTGCGTGGTGCCGTGCTGACATCGTGGGAAGATGATGCGGTTACACTGTCAGAAATGGGTATCGCGGCGCAGTCTCCGCTTGAAAATGCACGATATATGGCTGTTATTGAAGCAGAGTACATAAAAAGCCGGGCGGAGTTGAAGAACCTCACAAGGACGACGCTGGAACAAAGCCAAAAAGACCTTGTGTCGCTGCTCGACGAAGCCGATGTAAGGGTAGCAAGCGGAGTGCAAAGCTATCCCGCAGCCATAGCGGATGTGCTGGATGCGTATGCGGGACGCGGCGTTATGGTGGATTACCCGACAGGGACGCGAAGGACGCTGGAATCTGCGGTACGATGCTGTGTAGTGACGTCAATGAACCAGACAGCGACGCAGCTGACAAACAGGTATATCGTGGACAGCGGAACAGAGTATGTGTTAACCTCGGCGCACCTCGGGGCAAGAGTAAGGCGCGACGGGCAGCCCTTGCTTGCAGGTCATGACGAATGGCAGGGCCGTGTATTTAAAATTGACGGAAGCGAGCCTGGATATCCGAACCTGCTGGAATCGACGGGGTATGATATTGATCTAACCACGGGAGAAGGCAGGGTTGTGGATATGAGAGGGATGCATGGCTATAACTGTCGTCACGGGCATATGCTGTTTGACAAGCGGATGCGGAATCCGTGGAGGGACGCAGAAGGAAATCTGCTGGATGGAAGCGGAAATAAAATTACCGATGCTGAGAATCTAAAACGGTATGAGGACAGCCAGAAGCAGCGAGCTATGGAGCGCGGAATCCGAAAGACGAAACGACAGTTGATAGTAAAACAGGAAGAGCTTGCATGGGCGTCCGGCGCGGAACGGGAAAAGTTCCAGCAGGAATATGATAAGCTGGCTTACCGATTGCAGGGACAGAACAGGGCTTATAACCAGTATTGCGAAGAACATGGATTACAGCCGCAGTATGATCGGAATGCATTAGCGGGATTTGGATACCCGCAGCAAAAGGCAGCAAATAAAGGGGCAAAAAGATATGCGGAGAACGAACCGATTTGAATATTACAATCCAAACCCCTCGAAATGGCAAAGAGTAGGGGATTGCACTGTGCGCGCATTGTGCAAGGCTTTAGGGCAAGATTGGGATACAGTTTATGTAGGTTTGTCCGTGTATGGTTTTTCGTTGTCTGACATGCCAAGTGCTAATAGAGTCTGGGGCGCGTATCTGCGCGAGAACGGATTCCGCCGGTATATCGTAGACGACCACGGACAGCATGTTTACACGGTAGATGATTTTTGCCGAGACCATCCAGCAGGGACGTATGTGCTCGGGATAGACGGCCATGTGGTGTGCGTCAAAGATGGACATTACTGGGACACATGGGACAGCGGTCAGGAGATACCGATATACTACTGGGAGAAATAAGGAGATAGGCACTATGGAAACGATACAGGCTATTCTTGCTGTGTGCGGCGGCATTTCGGTTATAGGGGGCGCTGTGGCTGTGATACATAAATGGATATCCCCCGCGATTAAGCTCACCACGCGGGTAAAAGTCCTTGAAGAGCATGACAAGCGAGACTTTGAAACGATGCATGAGATTAGGGAGCGGGACAGCCTAATCATGGAGACATTGGTAACGATGCTTAACAGCCAGATATCAGGGAACAATGTTGAGCAGTTAAAAGAAACGAGGGGAAAGCTTATATCTTATCTGGCGCGGACGCAATAAGGGGAGTAATCTTGAAGGTATACGATTTTACAGTGTTTGAATTGGATTTTTTTCGCAAATACTGCAATTTTACACCTGAGGAACGGCGGCTTTTTGAATTACGGGCGCAGAATATTCCGCTGGAAAGATGTGCGGAGATGATGAACGTGAGTGTGTCCACCGTGAAAAGAATGAGCCAGCGAATAAACAAAAAGATAATACGGGTATGTTGATTTGATACTTTTGTAAGCCTTTGATGGACTGTCAGAGGCTTATTTTTTATGCCATAATTTAGCTATAGAAAGTCATTGAATTAGTCATAGGAGGCGCAGGCATGGCATTACCATATCAAGGATACGGCTATAACCCGTATCAGTATGGACAAGTAAATCCGCTACAGCCGCAGATGGACAGGCTGGCGCAGATGCAGGCTCAGTATCAGCAGCCACAGCAGGTAAATCAGGGGATCCTGTGGGTGCAGGGCGAGGCTGGAGCTAAATCTTATCTTGTCGCTCCAAATACAAGCGTCCTTTTGATGGACTCCGAAAACTCTAATTTTTATATAAAGACTACCGATGCCGCCGGGATGCCGACGCTCCGCACCTTTGCTTACAAAGAGGTCACGGTGGGCGCGAAAGAGCCACAGAAACAGGAGGAAGTGAACTTAGACGATAAATACGTTACTCGGAAAGAATACGACGATTTGAGAAGCAAATATGAAGAATTATATAGTTATCTCGAAACGGCAACAAAGCCGGAAGGAGGCAGACATGGCGAATCCCTTGTTTGAGGCCCTGAATGGTAATAGAATGGCCGGAATGCTGGAACAGTTCCAGCAATTCCGAAAAGAGATGGAGGGCAGAAATCCGAATGAAGAGATTAACAGGCTGTTGCAGTCTGGCAAAATAAACCAGCAACAGTTAAATCAAGCCCAGCAGATGGCGCAGCAGATGCAGGGTATGTTTAAAGGCTTTTTTAAATAGTACACAACCGGGTGCACACGGTTTTGTAAATACATTATCGAAGGAGATAATTACTATGACAGACGGTTTAACCGCTTCTGATGTTGCCGTATTAACCGGCGGCACAGGAAAAAATGACGGCTTCGGCGGAGATTGGGGTGCATGGATTATCCTTTTCCTGATTTTCGGTATGTTTGGCTGGGGCGGCTTCGGCGGCTGGGGCGGAAATGGTGGAGGAGCAAATTCTCCTGCATTTCAGGGTTATGCAACCCGTGCCGATATCGACGCAGCGCTGTCCACGCAGGGAATCGAAAACGGGATCCAGAACCTTTCCGGCCAGCTTTGCAACGGCCTTGCTGGCGTAAACGCCAACCTGTCAAATCTGGGTTATCAGATGCAGCAATGCTGCTGCGATACCCGTGAGGCTATTGCTGGCGTAAACTACAACATGGCAGCCCAGACAAACATCCTACAGAATACCGTAAACAACGGATTCCGCGATGTAATTGACGCGCAGAACGCCGGAACACAGCGCATCATCGACCTGTTTACGCAGGACAAGATACAGTCTCTGCAGACCGAGTTACAGTCCGCACAGCTCCAGCTGTCTAACAACGCACAGACAAACAGCATCTTAAATGCTTTGAGACCTACACCCGTTCCGTCTTATCCGGTAATGTCCCCGTACACGTCCATCGTAAACCCGACAGGCTTTAGCTTTGGCACCGGATGTGGCTACGGAGGCAACACGGGATGCGGATGTTAAAACTTCAGACGGAGTATCTTCGTGGCATTTTGCCATGATGTTCGGCTGATGCCGTTATTCACAAAAAGGGGCAGGCTGAGAACGTCTGCCCCTTTTGAAATGAAGGGAGAATAAAATGATTGAGTTAGTAAACACAACGCCGGTCACGGTCCCCGTAGGGCAGTCTATCCCGTTTTCTGCAGTGGCAACAAAGGGCGGATGCGCAGAAAGACACAGGGCTGGAAGCGCGCAGATAACGCTTGTAAAGCCCGGTAGATATCTGATTACATTTTCCGGAAACGTCGCAGTACCGACTGGGGAAACGGTAGGAGAAGTGGCGCTGGGAATTGCCAGAGATGGGGAAATCCTCGGCGGCACGGTGATGCGTGCCACCCCTGCGGCAGTAGAGCAGTATTTTAACACATCGTCCCAGACATACGTCGATGTGTTCTGTGGATGCTGTGAAAACGTTTCCATCAAAAACGCAGGGACAATTCCTGTGTTAGTAGACAATCCGAACATAACAGCTGTTCGGGTTTGCGGTTAAGGAGGGCAGACCATGAGTTACAAATTGATGCAGAACATCCGGGAAGAGCTGGATAAAATCGCGGAAAAAGGTCTGAACACCGGAAACCTTGAAACTGCATACAAGCTTATCGACATGCTGAAAGACATGGAAAATGTGGAATACTGGAAGTGCAAAGAGGGCTATTATAACGCCGTTCTCGACGAAATGGAAGGCGGATATAGCCAGGCAGGAGACCACAGCGAGAGGCGGAAACGCGACAGCCGTGGGAGATACAGCAGGGATGATGGAATGAGCATGACGGCCTATGACGATGGATCATCCTATGCGCGACGTGGGGAGCACTATGTAAAGGGGCACTATAGCCGTGGAAACGGAAACAATGACCCTTATGATGATTACATGGAAAACAAGCAGTCTTATCGCAACGGCAAGTCTGAGGATTGCAAGCGGCGTATGCTGGCCGCTCTGGAAGAGCATATGGATGCACTGACGGAAGAGCTGGGAGATCTGTCAAAAGATGCAGACTGCCGAGAAGAGAGGGAGACCATTTCGCGGTATATCGAAAAATTACGAAAGATGATGTGAGTAAAGGCGGCGAGGAAACTTGCCGCTTTTGCTTTAAACATGGGTACGCCATAGTTTTTTTTGTTTGGTAAAATGTATTAAAGGCTATGGAAAGGAATGATCATTATGGAGATCAAAAGGGTATACTGTCCTGTCTGTAATAATAAAACGCGGTCAGCATTCCGCAAGGATACGACAGCGCATAATCTTCCGGTGTTTTGCCCGAAATGTAAAACGACCAGCCTCGTGAATATTGAAAACGGAAAGGCAGAGCCTATCGTCCGTTAAGTGCCAGACGCCAGACGCAGAGCCAGTGATTTGTAAGGATTTCTTACAGATTGCTGGCTCTTTTTTGTATTTGTATTTCCTCCTTTACAGCACACAGCCTTGCGGGAAGGTTGAAAATGCGGTTCGACTCCGTCTGTGTGCAATCCTGTAAATCGTAATTGCAGGAAAATCCATCCCATCTTTCTTTGTTTTTGCCACCGTGCATGGAAGCAGCCGGGTTCAAGCCCCGGCGCACGGTATAGGTGCATTGTTTAGACAGCGCCGATCATTACGCTTTTCGCCCGGTTCGCTACCCCGGGCGCTTTGTGGGATAGCTCAGGAGGTAGAGCAGTGGCCTTATAAGCCGTGTGTCATGGGTTCAATTCCCCTTCCCACAACTACCCCGCCCGTGGTTTATCGGGCTTAATCCATACCGCTGACGGGCGGTTAATCAATCACGTTTAGGAGGATAAAGATGCAGAATATTGAAGCAATTTTGACAGAACTGGGAATTGAGGTCTCGGCGGACAAAAAGGAAAGCCTTACGAAAAAGGTGGCGGAAAATTACGTCACGAAAGCTGAACATGAAAAGAAGCTGGTAAAGGCTGAGACTGACCGGGGCACGTGGAAAGAAAAAGCTGAGACGGCAGAAAGCACCCTGAAAGGCTTCGAGGGCGTTGACCTTGAAACAATGCAGAAGGATTTGGCTGATTGGAAGAAAAAGGCCGAGGATGCCGAGAAAAACGCACAGGCGCAGCTGTATGAGAGAGATTTCACGGACGCTCTGAAAACGAAGTTTGAAGGAATTAAATTCTCGAGCGAAGCGGCAAAGCGCGCAATTATGGCAGAAGTCAAGGAGGCCGGATTAAAACTGAAAGACGGGAAAATCCTCGGACTGAATGACCTCATAGCCCAGATGAAGGAAAAGGACGCTTCGGCATTTGTTGACGATGAGCAGCAGAAAGCACAGCAGAATCAGGCACGCTTTACACAGCCGACAAACAAGCAGGGGCAGGGCGGCGCGCTGACGAAAGACCAGATTATGAGCATCAAGGATGCTTCTGAGCGTCAGGCTGCAATTGCTGCGAACATGAGTTTATTTAATTAAAGCAGGAGGGCAATTATGGCGGCAAAGGCCAATATAATCGGAACAACAGATATACAGGTAACAGCCAGAGAGCTGGACTTTGTTACGCGTTTTGAACGCAACTGGCAGCATCTGCGGGAAATCTTGGGGATTATGCGCCCCATCAAGAAGCAGCCCGGCGCAGTGCTGAAAAGTAAATACGCGGAAGGTACGCTCGAGGATGGTGCAGTAGGCGAAGGCGAGGATATCCCGTATAGCAAATTTACCGTAAAGGAAAAGAAGTATAAGGAGATGACCATCGAGAAGTATGCGAAGGCTGTTTCCATTGAGGCAATCAAAGATCACGGTTATGACAACGCTGTCCAGATGACTGACGACGAGTTTCTCTATCAGCTTCAGGCGGGCGTGACAAAGAAGTTTTACGACTATCTGAAAACCGGAACGCTCACGTCCGAGGAAACAACCTTCCAGATGGCACTTGCGATGGCAAAGGGCAAGGTTGAGAACAAGTTTAAGCAGATGCACCGGAACATCACCGGGGTTGTCGGTTTTGTGAACATCCTTGACGTGTACAAGTATCTCGGAGCAGCGAACATCACCATCCAGAATCAGTTCGGCTTCCAGTACATGAAGGATTTTATGGGGTTCAATACAATTTTCCTCCTTTCTGACAGCGAGATCCCGGCTGACACGGTGATCGCTACACCGGTGGAAAACATCGTGATGTATTACATCGACCCCAACGACAGCGACTTTGCGAAGGCAGGCCTTGTGTACACGACCAGCGGAGAAACGAATCTGATCGGTTTCCACACGCAGGGCAACTACAACACCGCCGTATCTGAGGCGTTTGCGATTACCGGACTTACTCTGTTTGCGGAATACCTGGATGGTATCTCGAAAATCACCGTAAACGCGGGGGGTTGATGGCCGCCAGTACACCCCTGAATACTGACGGCGAACCGCTTTCCGGGGAAACAAGACGGAAGAGTAGGAGATAAGGAGGCCGACGGGATGGCATACACGACATTTACATTTTATGAACAGATCTACCACGGGAATGTCGTCCCGGCGGAGGACTTTGATCGTATCGCAGATCGCGCCAGTGACTTTCTGGACGTCATAACCTTTGACCGATTGGCTGACGGCTTACCGTCTGATGAAAGGGCGGCGACAAAGGTACAGAAAGCCGTGTGTGCGGTCTGTGATAAGTTATATCAACTGGAGCTGGCAGATAAACAGGCGCTATCTGCCGCTGCCGGGGGGACATCTTCCGGCGGGGCTGGCGGTGTTACTTCGGGAGTAATTACTTCCAAGTCTGCCGGTTCTGAATCAATTTCCTACGCTTCCCCGTCCGAAATGGCAAACGGCGCAAAGGCATGGAGCGCGGTCTACCAGGCGGCCGGGGATGCACAGGAGACAAACAAGCTTCTGGCAGATGCGGCAATGCTTTATCTGGCAGGAGTGAAAAATGATGATGGCGTACCGTTGTTGTACGCAGGAACGAGGTAGATATGGAGATGTTGTTTACAAATATGACCGGAATTTTGGCGGTTATCGGCGCATTAGCGTTTATCGTGTCGGTCATCACACAGGTATTTAAGGGTGTAGGCGTGCTTGCCAAAATCCCTACGGATATCCTTGTGCTTGTCCTGTCCATCGGGATTACAGTGACCGCGTTTGTAGCATATATGCAGTACATCCAGCAGACTATTATTTGGTACATGATTCTGGCGGCAATTCTGGCGGGATTTTTAGTTGCTTTCGTGGCGATGTACGGCTGGGAGAAGTTTGCAGAATTATGGAGCAGATTCAAGAAAGGCGAGTAGGCATGGGCTTTTTTACGGTTCCGTGCCAGAGGAATGCATGGAAAATTGCGTGAGAATCCTGGCGTTTACGGATAAATATAACGAAGCTCTTTGTGAAATGAGGGATACCGATGAATGATGCGATAGTGACAATATTCAATTTTTACGAATCCAGCACTGCCGCCATCTGGTATCCCCATGTGCTTTCCGGCGTGCATCTTGAGACTGATCGGGGGCAGATCATGAAACTGTACGGGACAGACAGCACAGATAACGCACAGTTACATATCCCGTTCGGGGTTAAGAACGGGAGAAAAATTATTGTTGATACCGTCGGAAAAGAATTGCCGTGGCTTCCGCCGAAGGAATGGAACGGACAGGTAAATGATCTGTTGCCAGACAGCATTACATTTAATCCGTCTACAGACTTTTTCATGGTAGGAGCATGGGACGGTGCCGTACTCGTAAACGATGCAGATTATACAGACAGGCGATATGAAGGGTTTTATGCGTTTATGAATGCCGAAAAAGATTTTGTTTACCTGATATCGTCAGTGGGAGGACCGTATACGGTAATCCCACATTTTGAAATCTTAGGGAAGTAGGTGGTGAAAGTGGCTGAACCTATCGGGAATGATGCTACCGGCTATGATGTTTTGACGGCGGCAATGAAGTCGCTGCTTAACCATTTTCCGGGGCTGTATCCGGATGAAGTAATTAAATTCGAAGAGCTCGGGTCTGAGGATGGCATTGCGTTTTCCAATGATTCCGGGGCGCTGGTGTATACAGAAAAAGAAGATATACTCGGGCGGATATATCAGGAATGCCGGTATCCCTGCTTTGTAGTATACCGTTCGACCACGGGAGCAAGGGAACGACAGAAAATCACTATTCTGGAATTTCTGGACACGCTGGGGCGCTGGCTTTGCCACGAACCCTCCGGGATTGAAGGGAAAGAGTACGAAAAAGCGGTATACCCGGATTTGACCGCAGGGCGGAAAATTGAGCGGGTAACACGTGGGAACGCATATGGAACACAGCCGCAGGAGAATGGCGTGCAGGACTGGGTTCTACCGGTTACGGTTTATTATAAAAATGTTATCGAACCTGAATTTTAAGAAAGGAAGAAAACGATGAAAAGACATTTGTTGAGACATTTCGTTGATGTAAAAATGGACACGTCCGATGAGGGGTCAGCGGCAGACTACCGGCTTCTGGGAACGGGCATTACATCTTTGACAGAGGAGATGAACCCGGAGACTGAAACAGTGCAGTACATCAATCAGGAAAACGGATCTACTGACCTTAAATCTTATACGCCGTCCATCGAAGTTGAAAGACAGAACGTAGACGAAGAGGACACGGAGCTCACGGACTGGTTTAACAAGATGATCGACACGCTGCCCGTCGGAGCTGACGCCATCACATCCTATGTCCGCGTGAGAGTTTCCGGCGCTGGACCCTCATATCCGGCAGTCCGCCGCCGTTGCGTTGTGAGTGTAGGTGGCACGGGCGGCGATGCAGGGTCAAACGTGACAGATACACTGACTCTGGGTGGCAGAGGTGACGGAGAAGCTGGAACGTTTAACGTAACCACAAGAAAATTCACAGCGACGCCCGCGTCTGGCAGGGCTTTAACGGAATAAGGAGGACAAGATGGGAGCAGCAAGTTTACGAGTAGACAGTGGCGTCAAACGCATTGAGGTCAACGACAACGGCGATTATATTGCGGTCAACATCTCTGACAACAGCTTTTTTAAGCGTTTTGACGATTTTGTGGCATGGCTGAATGCAAAAAACGAGGAAGCCGATAGGATTGCTAATGATTCTTCCGGTGATTTCACGGAACGCTTCGGAGCGTATGACGCTTTATGCAAAGAGGCCTGCGCTGAGTTGGATTCTCTGTTTGGGAGCGGGTGTTGCAAAAAGGTGTTCCCTGACGTGGAATCCCCGGGAATGGAGCTTATCGCGGACTTTTTAGACCAGATCATACCGATTCTTCAGGGCTTCGCCACTGAACGAAATCAGAAAATCACAAGCAAATACAGCCCGAACAGGAAAGGGGCGCGAAGCAATTAAATGTGGAATGTGCTGCTTGATAAATTCCCAACAGAATATGAGGGTTTCCGCATAGACGAAGCCTTCCAGACAGGGATCCAGATTTCACAGGCTTTGCAAGATCCGGACCTGTCAGACGATGAAAGGTTGGCTGTAGCGCTGGGGCTGCTGTATCCGTCAGAGGATGGGGACGGCAGCCCTTCTTCTTTACCCGATTTAAAAACTGCCGTGGATGGCCTTAGGTGGTTTCTGAGCGGGTGGTATACCGACAACCGCCCGAAGGATGAGGACAAAGTTCCGGTAACAGATTTTGACATAGACCAGTGGCGCATCTATTCAGCATTTCTGGAGAAGTACGGAATCGACCTGAACCGGTCTGACATGCACTACTGGGCGTTCATGGGACTGCTGTCCACGCTCGGTGAATGCGCATACACGAACGTCATAGCCATCCGGCAGCAGAAAATAGACCCTAAGATGGACACGCGTGCAAAACAGGCATTGCAGGAGCAGAAACAAATATTTGCAATAGAGCGGGAAGAGGAACTGACAGAAGAGGAACAGGAAGACGTTGACGCTTTTATGAAATGGATCAAGGTAGGAGGCTGATATGCCGAAATATGACGGTTCGATACGGATAAACACAAAAATTGAAACAAAAGATTTAAACAGCCAGATGATGCGCGTGTCTAATGCCATAAAAAAAGACAGCGCGGCTTTAGATTCTCTCAATCGCAAAATGGAAGAATTTTCGCAAAAGAAAATCCCGACAGAAAAATTTGCAGAATTACAAAGAGAGTTAGAAAAGGCAGAATCCGAGTATTCAAAACTGCAGGCCCGTATGTCACAAAAGGGGGCGGCAACGTCTGAGTATAAAGCTTTACAGAAAGACCTCGTTGCGGCGCAAGGAGAGCTGTCTAAGCTTGTAGCACGTCAGACAGACTGGGAAAACATGGGGGTACCTCAAACCGGCGGCGCATGGGACGCACTAAATGAACAGGTTGCAGCTGCATCCGACCGTGTGGATGATCTGAAAGAAAAGCTTCAGCAGATGGAGAACAGTGGAAAGGCGTATACCCCGAAGGTGGACAAGGCTCAACTGGATGAAGCGGCTCAAAAAGTAGATGAAATCAAGGCAAAGATAAACGCGGAGAAAGCATCCGGCGCTGCGTTTGTATCCCCGAAAGACACGGAAGAGTTTCAAAAAATGTCTGCAAAAGCGTCTCAGCTTGCCGGAAACATAGATGTTTCAAAGCGCAGGATGGCAGAACTTAACGCGAAGCAGAAGCCCATCAAAAAAGAATTCGATCGGATGAAGCGTTCTGCCGATAAAGCATTTAAAACAGCTTCGTCCGGCGCGAAAAAAAGCGCGGGGATGTTCAGCACATTTGCGTCAAGGTTGAAAGGTATCGCGTTATCGCTTTTGGTATTTAACTGGATAACAAAAGCATTTAATGCGATGGTGTCCGGAATGCAAAAGGGATTCTCAAACCTTGCAAAGTATTCTGCTCCGTTGGCAAATTCATTTCAGTCTCTAAAAAATTCACTGGCTACACTTGGGAATGCGTTTGCTGCTGCCTTTGCGCCAATTGTCCAGATGGTAATTCCGTATCTCAATGCGCTTATAAACGGAATAGCGCGGGCAATAACATATGTGGCGCAGTTTATTGCCATCCTTGGCGGGAAAAGCACGTTCATCCGAGCGAAAAAGATACAGGATTCTTACAACGATTCCCTGAATGGAACAGCAGCTGCGGCAAAAAAGGCAGCCGGAGCTCTGGCAAAATTTGACGACCTGGATGTGCTGCAAAAGCAGGATGATTCCGGCGGCGGTGGAGGTGGAACACAGCCGAAAGACATGTTCGAGGAAGTCCCTGTTGATGCAGGAGTGAAGTCTTGGCTTGATGGGATCTTGGAGAAGCTGAAACCTATTCTTGACTATGTAAAAGAGTTAAAAGATGCTTTTGCGGAAGGATTCTGGGATGGTTTGGGGGATTTTGAATACCGCTTAGATATCATCAAAAATGGGCTTCAGCAAATCCGCGATGCATGGATAGAGATATGGTCAGATCCTGCGGTTGTAGGGGCTTCTGACAACTTCCTTAAAACTTTTATGTATATGTTGGGGTCCTTTACCGGCTCACTGGCGAGTATAGGGCTTACTCTAGCGGCGGCTTTAATCGGCGGGATGGGGGACTATCTTGAAAACAATACCGACCGGATAAAAAAATTCCTGATATCCGCATTTAACGTGGGGGCAGATATAAACCTCCTTCTGGCGGATTTGTTCCAAAGTATAGCCTATGTATTTGAAGCATTTGCAAGCGAAAACGGGATCCGCTTTGTATCGGCGCTGATAGGAAGCATTGCGGATGCAGCTATGGGGCTGACTGAACTTGCGCTTAAACTGGGGCGGGACTTTTTACAAATGCTTATTGTACCGTTTACAGAAAATGCTGACGGGTTCAAGACTGCACTGGAGGGGTTATTAGGCGGCGCAGCTACCGTGCTGGAAGGATTTAAGACGGCTGTAGATAAAGCGTTTGATAGCCTGAATGCAATGTACGACGCTCATATCAAGCCATTATTTGATAGTTTAACGAGCGGGCTTCAAGAGGTTGTCAATCATTTTTTAACCGCATGGAATACACACATTCAGCCAGTTATCGACAGAATCGGGGTCAGAATATCAGAGCTTTTGACTCAGTCTTTTCTGCCGGCTTGGGAAGCTATAATAAGAGGAGTTGGGTTGGTTGCGGATATTTTAAAATCTTTTTGGGAGAGTATTTTGCAACCGATTGTTGACTGGATTATGACCTACGCAGTGCCATTCTTGGTGCAAGGATTAGGGGTGCTGTTAGAGTTTATTATACTTGGAATTAAGACGATTGTTGATGGTTTTACAACCTTTATGACGTTTATAAACGATTGTTTAGAATTTTGGAAAGAGGCGTGGGCGGTTGCTTGGGATACGTTCAACGATTTCTGGAATAAGATAAAAAGTATTATTGACATCATGAAAACTGTATTTCGTCTGTTTGTAAAAGTTGTTAAGCAGCTGATTGATGGAGACTGGAAGGGCGCATGGAATACCGCGCAGGAAATCTTCACGATTTTTAAAACCAAAGTAGAAGGCGTCGTGGATTCTATAAAGGCGTTCTTGTCCGGCTTCTTTACATGGGTTAGCGACATGATTGCAGGCGTTATAGAGGAAATCAAGAACATCGGCAGCGGTATCAAAAACGCATTTACTGGTGGCGGATCATCGAAGCCGCGAACAATGTCCACGCAGCCGTATGCCATAAACGAAAGCTTTGCATCTCGTACCCTGCGGGATATCCCGGCGCTTGCATCTGGCTCGGTAATCCGTGGCGGCAACCCGTTCCTGGCGATTCTGGGCGACCAGCGGGCAGGGCAGACCAACATCGAAGCGCCGATAGGCACAATCAAACAAGCTGTATCGGAGGTAATGGCAGAGAGCGGCGGCGGATTTAGAACGGCGAAAATTGTCTTGCAGGTAAACGGGGTAGATCTGGCGCAAGCTACACTGCAGGATTTCTTATCGGAAGCAAGCAGGCAAGGATATGATCTGGAGGTGATCGGAGGATGATTTTTACACGCGGCATATACATAGATGGGGAGTATTTTAACATCCCCATCGTGTCCATAAAAAGAAACGCGGATTTCCTCGACAAATTCGCCGAAAGAGTTGAAACGGGAGAGCTCCAGCGTGAATTGATAGGCGTGTATTTTAACTACACAATGTCGGTCGGGAAGAGCAGCTCGTTCCCGGATGGCGTATATAAACGTTTCTGGGATAAGGTTACAGAGCCCGTCCCATTCCATATTATTTCGCTGCCGTCAGATCCTGGTTATTACGAATACACAGCTTATATATCCAGCGTCTCTGATGAATACGAGAAGATAACACAGGATAGCGCTGATTATAAAGGGTTTACCTGCAAGTTTACGGCGAAAGAACCGGCAAGGAGACCATGATGAAAACAGAATTTTATGTCGAATACAATCTGTATGACACGACTGCTCTGCCTGATGCAAAAGAAAGCACAGAGAGCAATGCTGCTTTTGGGGATATGGGGCTGTTTAAGTCAAAAGGCAGCCCACCAAAATACGCTACACTGGAACATAATTTTTTCGTGTTGGATGGGAGTCTTAGCGAAATGCCAGACACGCCGACGGACATCCCATTTTTTTCGGATGTGCAAGCGGGCGCAGATGGAATTTTCACAAAACAGCCTGTAATCAGAATAGATTTTACCGAAAATCATACCTCTATCGGGCTGACTTTTCATTTTTCGGAAACATTCCCGCTGGAGATGGAAGTGACATGGTACGACCTCGGCGGTACATATAAATCGCAAAAACGTTTCTTTCCGGACAAACTGAATTATTTTGCCGAAAACCAGGTGGAGGAATACGGACGCATTGAAATCCGATTTGTACGTGCCCTACCGTGGCACAATGTAAAGTTAAACTATCTCGAGTATGGCACAACGTTTATCTGGGACCCCGATGTCATAAAAAGCGCGAAGCTTGTAAATGACACAGATCCTATCAGTAATCAGATTAAAACGGACAAGCTTACGTTTGACTTTGTTGACCCTGATGATGATTTTAATATTGGCAAAATCGACGGGTTGCACAAAACATTGCAGAAAAAGCAGAGAATGTTACCCTATGAAATCGTTGACGGCGTGAAGATGCCGCTGGGCGTGTTTTTCATGGAATCTAACAGTACCGCAAAAAACGTCACACAAATATCGGCGATTGACTACAAAGGGATGCTTGCTAATGTGGATTTTAAAGACGGGCGGATATACGCCGGAGAAACGGCGGGAAGTGTGATCGAAGAGATTATGACAGCGGCAGGGATTGAAGATTATACGGTTGAGGAAGAGGTGGCGCAAACGCCGCTGTATGGCACGCTTAAAATCCAGACCTGTCAAAAAGCTCTGCGTGAGGTATTGTTCGCTTGCGCTGCGATTATGAACACATCCCGCCGGTCTGGAATCGAAATACGAAAATCGACCAGAAAAATATCGACAACGATTCCGCGCAGCCGGAAATTTTCCACGACGTTAAAGGCAGATCCTTATGTGTCAGACGTAAGCGTAAAATATAAAACGTGGGTGTTGGACGCGGCGGAAAGCGAGATTACGAAAGGCACATACGATCCGGGGATACATACAATTCAGCTCACAAGCCCGGCAGCGAACATGAGCGCATCGGCGGGGAGGATTGTCAAACAAATGCCGTACTATGTTGTGCTGGAAATCGCGGGAAACGCACGTGCAGAGGTCACGATCACGGGGCACAAATATGTTGGTACAGAGCTGGCTACACTGTCCAGAATCGAGCATATAAAATCAGGTGAAGTGCGGAACACGAAAACATTTTCCGGAACGCTTTTAAATTACGAAAGCGCACAGAAGGTTGCAGACAATATCCTGGATTATTACCAACTCCAGCAGATCATCCAGACACGCCATTTGTCCGCAGAGGAAAAAGCAGGGGACTGGGCGGAGATTGAAAATACCTTGCAAATGCACGGAAATTTTGTCGCCTGTATAGAATCCTTTAGCGTTGACCTTACAGGTGGATTTGTGGGTACGGCAAAATGCCGTGGATATTATAAAATAACATCAGAAGCGTATTATTCCGGCGAGCTGTATTCTGATGAGAAGGTAGGGATTATCTGATGGAATGGGTGTATGACCGAACGCAGGCGGACGTTGAACGGGCAAAGGTTTTGAATGATAAATACGCTGCAGGGACAATCTCCGAAGAAGAAAAAAGGGAATGGGCTGCCGGAATGAAGGGAGCTTTGAATGCAGCGGATTTGAACCGGATCGAAAGTAACATCCGTGAGATCGCTGAGGCTTTGGCGGTAAGCGTGACGGTAAAGATGTGGGGGGCGGATCAGGTTCCGCGAGTAAGTGATTTTAAACGGATCCGCGACAACGTGCAGCGGATCCGAGAGGCGTGGAGTGCTTTGAAAGATACCCCTGCCACACCAGACCCGCCGCTGATTACTTATCAAAAATGGAACGCCATAGAACGGATCTTGCACGATGTCAAATATGTCTATGATCGAGTTGTGGGCAGTTATTATTATTGCGGCGATGAAATCTACGCCGGGGAAGGAATAGGAATTTTATAATGGCAGAAACGTGGTTTACTCCGAAAGAATGGAAAGCCCGCCTTGTGGAATTTGCAGGACGTAGGCTTCTGAGAAACGTTGCAAACGGAGAATCAACAACGTATGACGTTTCCCGCAGTGAGGGACAGGTATCGCAGGAGGGCGATGCGTTTAACACTAAAAACATGAACGACCTCGAACAGCGAATCTCGAACGGATTTGCGAAGGTAAAGACCAATTTGAATGCCATAAACGACAATGGTGCTATAAAAGGCATGGATGCCAGAGAGGACGGCGTGTATATTACATATATTCCCGCCCCTGGTGCTGATACAGTAACAAAAAAATTGGGTAGCAATGGCATTGCTTACCTGGGAGAAATGCCATACACTTGCGTGAAGGATTATGGCGAATGCACATTGCTTACTTTTTGCCACCAAAAGTCTGAAACCCAAAATGTTACAATTAAAAATTTAAAAGGCTCATATAGCATCCGACAGATTGTCCCTGCGCATATTGGTGGTGTGTTGTGCTTTTTAGCAATTGTGGATGTAACAAACCTTAATAACGGAGCTACGATCGACACAGAATCATCCGATACCAAACGCGTGTTTATTATTTAAATCCAAAGGATTTGACAGTAGCACTACCAGTACCAGTGCTATTAGACCTTAACAATGGGGCGAGAAAAGGGGTGGATTAGTTACATTAAAATATTAAATTTGTAATCCTTAACCAAAATCTAAAACACTAACAGAGAAGAGGTAAAAAATGAGAAAAATCGTATTTAAATCTGGGAAAGAATTGGAGATTGATGGAATTGTCCAAAGCGGGAAAACCTTGCAAATCTCTATAAAAAGCAGCGATACAAAAAGCATAATTGACATGTTTTCGAACGCTGAGAATACGGCTGTGATGCGATATTATGTTGGGACTGACCTGATATGCGGATATGCTGGGTTTAAAAAATTCGTGAGTTTGAAATATACGCCTGACGTGATAGCGTCCATCAATTACGAGCAGGAGGACGCAACCACAGAAAGCGGGTTTGTGGAATCCCATGTGGCTGTATGTACGGTGCATATGGAAAAAGCTGAAGAAGCAGGGCTGCCGGAGAAACTGACTGATAAAGTCGCAAAACTGGAAAACGATGTGTCCAGCATCACGTCCGGCATCAACGAAGTTAACGGAATCTTGGAGGGCGAATGATATGTTTACGGAAAAAGCGAAAGAAAATCTCCTGGCAATGCTAGAGCAGGCTAAATTCAGCGCTGCGGACAACACGGATGCACAAGCTTTACGCGTGCCGTCATTGTACCCTGAATGGGAAGCGCTGGAGGCCGGAACACATCTGACAAAAGGGCGGCGGTGCACTTATAATAAAGTGCTGTACAATGTCCTGTCTGACCACGATAAACAGGAGCAGTGGACTCCGGAGGCGGCACCGTCCCTGTTCGCAAAAGTTCTTATCCCAGACCCGAACGTAACACCGGACTGGGAGCAGCCGGGAAGCACAAACGGATATAAAAAAGGCGATAAGGTAAAACACAACAGTAAGGTCTGGGAATCGCTTGTCGATAACAATGTATGGGAGCCTGGATCTGTAGGAACAGATAGTGTATGGAAAGAAGTACAGGAAGGATAAGGTGATCCGATTATCTCCCGGCGCGGGGTTAAGCGTGATTCTGGGGCGGCTTCGGTCGCCCTCATAAAATGATAAGGAGAGTAGAATATGAAAAAACTTTTTATTTCACAGCCGATGAAAGGCAAAACAGATGATGAAATTTTAAAAGAGAGGGAAAAGGCAATTGCCAGCGCAAAGAGAAATTTTGCAGAGAACGAAGAAGTAGAGGTTATTGATTCGTTTTTCCAGAGCGCGCCTGCGGATGCGAGACCTCTGTGGTTTTTGGGAAAATCTTTGGAATTGCTTTCTACGGCAGACATTGCATATTTTGCAAAAGGCTGGGAAAACGCAAGAGGATGCCGCATCGAAAATACTTGCGCCATTGAGTACGGAATTACTGTGATCGAAGATTATACGGAGGATTGAAAGTATGGGAAGCAAAGAATTTTTAGAAAAGAGCAAACAGATTGTCGTTGACTATTTCAACAGCCATGCGGACAAAACCGACCAGAAGCAGATTACACAGGATGATGTATATGTGGTTTGGTACTGCAAGACGCTTCAGAACCATAAAGCGCTGTTGAGCACAACTGTTTCTGACGGTATGTATTACGAAATCACGCATAATGGGGACAAGCAGGAAACGTATGTGGATGCATACAAGAAGTGGGAGAATTTTGTTGTGAGGTAATGCAAATGTGGAAAGGAATTGACGTTTCGGATAATCAAGGCGTGATAGACTGGGCACAGGTTGCAGCGTCAAAAGTTGCATTCGCAATCTTGCGCAGTGTGCGCCGATCGGGCAAGGAAGATCATCAGTTTGCTGCAAATCTGGAAGGCTGCCGAAAGCACAATATACCATTGTCTGTATATAAGTACACCTACGCAGCCACGCCGGAAACGGCGCGTGGAGAAGCTCAGCAGGTCGTAGAATTATTACAGTCTCACGGGCTGACCGGTACAATGGTCTGGTGGGATGTAGAGGACAAGGACGTGCTGCGGCCGCTGGGTGCTGCAAAGCTGACGGAGTGTATCCGTGCGGCGCAGGAGGTTATCACGGCAGCAGGGTACGGTTTTGGGCTGTATGTTGGGCTGTATGTGTATAAGGAGCGCTGGTTTGACTTTAATGCGTTTGCCGGGACACGGTTGTGGATAGCACGTTATTATCGCGGCTATCGTACAATGCGGTTTGATGATGAGCCGGATCAGAAATACAAGCCTGATGTTGACGGTGATATATCTGGGTGGCAGTACACGAGCTGCGGCGAGATCTCGGGCATCAAAGGCGATGTAGACCTTGACATAGCCTATGAGGATCCGATGCTGTGGTCGCAGCCTGCGGTGGATCCGGGCGTGATCTATACAGTATCGGTAGCGGATGCCTGGACAAAAGAGCTGGCGGAGATCGCACGGCAGCAATTCGCCGCACGCGGCATTGTCGGTGTGGTGCACAAGGTAAAAATACTGGAGTAATATGCAGCGGATAATAAATTTAATTCAATGCCATGTCAGAAAATTTGGTACAGGATATAAAAAATAGCAACAAAAGCAGAACAAAAAGCCTGTTTCTTCCTATATAAAAGGAATTTTCTATCTGTCCAGAGTATAAAGTCTAAAAGTCCTCTATATTTCAGACTTTTAAAATGATGAATATTAACACGCGCACAAAAATAAAAAGGAGAGAGTAAATCTCTCCTTTTTCTTTTTGTGCAGGGGTTATCTAGAGAGGGCATGACTTGACAACTGATAAAAACCAGTGTACTATAAAATATAGTCACCGCGTAGCGGTGTGGGTTGAAAAAATATATTTTCAAACAAAAAAAGAGCCGTAAGGCTCTTTTTTTGTTTGAAGTAATTATTTCACGAAGCTA